TATTCGAAAAGAATCTTGAAGAAAGGGTAATTAAAGGCCGAGTAGATTATCTGCGTAAATATCTTCAAAGAGAATATAAAGATGAGAAAAAACAATACATCTATTCGATTATTCTTTTTACGCTTTTTGTAGAGAACGTAAGTCTATTTAGTCAGTTCTATATTATTATGCATTTTAACCGTAATAAAGCTGTACTTAAAGATTGTGCTCAGCAAGTACAGTATACACGTAATGAAGAAATGCTTCATGCCCAAGTCGGTATCAAGCTTATTAATACGATGCGTGAAGAATATCCAGAATTCTTTGATGATGAAATGGAAGCTCGTATTCGTGAAGAATGTGTAGACTCATTAAAAGCTGAAAGTGCCGTGATTGATTGGATTATGGGCGAATACTCTGTTGAAGGATTAGATGCTAATATTCTTAAATCATTTATCGCTAAACGTATGAGAGATTCACTTGATCAAATTGGATTTGACTCAAGCGAGATCTACTATAACCAACACCATATTGATCAAACTTATTGGTTTGATGAAGAACTACTTGGTGCTAATATGACAGACTTCTTCCAAAAGCGTCCAGTTGAATACGCAAAAGGAAAAGGTATTACTGCAGACGATTTGTTTTAAGGAGAAATAGAATGATTGATACAACAGAAAATTGGTGGTGGGCAAATGAAGATTCACGTTTATTTTTAAGCCGTGGTTATATTGACGGTAATATGACTCTCGAAGAAAGAGTACGTGAAATAGCAAAGTCTGCAGAAACAATTCTTGATATCGAAGGATTTTCAGATAAGTTTTATCATTACATGAGCCGAGGATATTATTCTCTATCATCTCCAGTATGGTCAAACTTTGGTACGAAAAAAGGTTTACCTATTTCTTGTAATGGAGTATTCATCGAAGATTCTATTGATTCTATTCTCACTAAGGTTGGTGAAGTAGGAATGCAAACTAAAATGGGAGCAGGTACCTCTGCGTACCTAGGTGATTTGCGACCTCGTGGAACCGAAATAAAATCTGGCGGATCAGCTGATGGTCCAGTACATTATGCTAATATGTTTGAAACTACTGTCGATATTATTTCACAAGGCAATGTACGTCGTGGATCTATGGCTGTATATCTTGATATCGAATCACCAGATGTTATGGAATTCTTAGAGTGCCGAGAAGAAGGATCTTCTATTCATAATCTATCTCTTGGAGTTTGTGTATCAGATAAATTTATGACAGAGATGATTGAAGGAGATATAGCTAAACGAGAAGTATGGGCCCGAGTTTTGCGCAAGCGGCGCGAGTCTGGATATCCATACATATTTTTCTCGGATACTGTAAACAACAACGCTCCACGCGCTCTACGTGAAACGGGACGACGCATCTGGGCATCAAATCTGTGTTCAGAAATAGCTCTGCCTTCGTCTATTGATGAGTCATTTGTGTGTAACTTAGCATCAATGAATGCGTTAACCTTTGATGAATGGCAACATACTGATGCAGTAGAAACCATGATTTATTTCTTAGATGCAGTAATGGAAGAATATATCGACAAGACCGCTAATATTAAATTTATGGAATCATCTCATAATTTTGCAAAGACCTGGCGAGCGCTTGGACTTGGTATTCTTGGGTGGCATTCTTATCTACAATCTAAAATGATTCCTTTCGAAGGCTTACAAGCACAAATGGAATGCATTAAGATGGGTAAATTTATCGACGACAAATCGTTAGCTGCTACAAAGGAACTTGCTGAAGAATATGGCGAACCAGTAGGAATGTTGGGATATGGCGAACGTAATCTTACTCGTTCTGCAATTGCTCCTACTACATCATCGTCGTTTATTCTTGGGCAAGTTTCACCGTCAATCGAACCTCTTGCTTCTAATTATTTTACTAAAGATTTAGCTAAAGGCAAATTCACCTATAAAAATCCATTTTTGAAAAGGCTTTTAGAAGAAAAAGGTAAAGATGATTTTGAAACCTGGGAAACTATTCTTATAAGAGGTGGATCTGTACAGCATTTAGAATTTTTAACCGATGAAGAAAAATCAGTATTTAAAACATTTAGTGAAATTACTCCTCTGTCTATTGTTCAACAGGCTGCTACTAGACAGAAATATATAGATCAAGCCCAATCGCTTAATCTTATGATTCATCCTGAAGTTTCGACAAAGGATGTTAATGCGCTTCTTATAGAAGGTTGGAAGTTGGGTGTAAAAACATTTTATTATCAACGATCAGCAAACCCAGCACAAGAATTAGTGAGAGATATTATGTCTTGTGCGTCATGTGAGGCATAAATGGAAGAAGAAACTTATTGGACAGAATGTGAAATATGCGATAATGTTGTGAAGGTAGTCGTCATTGAAGGCGACGACTATCCAGCAATATGTCCTATGTGTGGAGAAATGGCAGACTTTAAAGAGATAGACGAATGATATATAGTTCTATAACGGAGCTATATAATGTGGTACTATCAAGATAAAGAGTTTAACGAAACACCTGAAGAGTATCAGGGCTTTGTTTATTGTATAACTGAAAAAGATACTGGCATGAAATATGTTGGTAAAAAGTTTTTCTGGAAACCAAAAATATTACCAAAAAATTCAAAAAGAAAACGTCGAGTCAGAACACGAGTAGAATCTGATTGGCGTAAATATTTTGGCTCAAGCAAAGAAGTCAAGATTTTGGTAGAAGAAAAAGGTGAAGATAACTATCACAGAGAAATATTAAAATTATGCAAAACAAAGGGCCAATGTTCTTATTACGAAATGAAATACCAATTTAAATATGATGTACTACTAAAACCTGAAGAATATTACAACGCTTTTATTGGAGGAAAAATTCATAGAAAGCACATTTTAAGTGTACATTCAGATGATGATGTGTTAGAATAGATTTATACATCAGGAGATTATTATGATTCTTATTGACTACAGTGCTATTGCAATCAGCAATATCGTAACTCAAAAACTAGATATACAAGAGGATATGGTTCGCCACATGATTCTTAATTCTATTCGCATGTATCGTTCTAAGTTTAAAGAAAAGTACGGTGAAGTCGTTATAGCTGGTGATGCTGGTAATAATTGGAGATACAGCGCATTTCCTCAATATAAAGCAGCACGTAAAAAGAATCGCAAAGAATCTAAACTAGATTGGCAAGAAATATTTCGTATCATTAATTTAGTATGGGAAGAACTTAGCGAAAACTTTCCTTATAAAACTATCAAAGTAGATAGATGTGAAGCTGATGACATCATTGGAGTATTGGCACATAATACTCAAGAATTTGGTAAGCACGAAGATGTAATGATTATATCTGCAGATAAAGACTTCGCGCAGTTACAGAAATTTAATAACATATCGCAGTTTTCTCCTATGACTAAAAAGTTTATTAAAGAAGAGCACCCAAGAAAACAATTACTTGAACTTATATTGAAGGGTGATACGTCTGACGGTGTACCCAATGTATTAAGCGGTGATAATGTTTTTGTAGATGGTTCTCGCCAAACTCCTTTACGCAAGCCTGTGATTGAAGCACTAATGAATGATCCTTCATCTCAAGGCCCAGAAGTTCTACGTAATATGCAAAGGAATAGAGAACTTATAGATTTAGAGTCTACTCCTCAAGAACTAAAAGAAGAAATTATATATAGATTTGAAGAACAGGATAAATGGTCTAATCGCGGTAAAGTCTTTCCATTTTTAGTTGAAAAGAGATGCCGCAGATTGATCGATGATATTGGAGATTTTATTTAATGGTTGAAAAAGTTTCATTACAAGTCTGGGAAATTATTGATAAAGCCCGGAATGAAAAAACTAAAAAGGGCAAAATAGAGATATTACAGCAGTATGAATGCTGGGCTCTAAAGGATTTATTAAAGGGCACATATGATGATATAGTTAGGTGGAACCTTCCGCCTGGTACGCCACCATATGAACCAAATAAAGAAGAAAGCACACCTAGCTCTCTTCATAAGCATCATAAGAAATTTAAACATTTTGTTAAGGGTCTTGAAGGTGACAAGTTACCCGGGGTTCGCCGCGAAAAAATATTTATTGATATGTTAGAAGCGATTCACCATAAAGATGCTGAACTAATAATTACTATGAAAGATAAAGAGAATATTGGTGGTGGTATCACCAAGAAACTAGTTCAGGAGGCATTTCCAAATTTAATTCAAAAGTAACAGGAGATTGTATGCCAGCGCAGTTTGAAAGACTCGAACGAGATGTGTTAGAATTAGAAACTTATATCGAAAAACTCAAAAACAGAAAGCGAGTGGATGAAGGATTAATTAATAAGTTAACCCGAAAAATAGAGTTTTTAAGATGTCACATAGCTGATAAAAAATTAATGATTGCTTAGGAGGTGCTGGCCGGCCGGATTATTCCGGTCGGTCACTACAAAAATAAAATGCCAACATATACTTTAAAAGATACTAGAACCCTACAAGAATTTGATGTTACTTGTTCATGGGAAGAATTGCAAGAAAGAATCGATCATATGCCTGATTTAGTGCAGGTAATGAAAGCTCCTAAAATTATTGGAGGAACAGGAGATATGTATTCACGTATTCCTTCTGGATTTAAGGATGTGTTAAGTCGTGTAAAAACTGGATCTGCTAAAAATAATACTATAAAATGAAAAAAAATAATTCTTTGACCGTGAAGCTCGATGATCTTTTAGAATACGAGCCGATCACTCTGAATCAAAAAGCCGCATTTGAAGCTTGGGATGATGAGGATAACCTTGTTTTAGCAGGATCTGCAGGAACTGGTAAAACCTTTATTGCGATGTACATGGCGCTTGAAGATTTACTCGATCCTGATAGCATATATAGAAGATTGATTATCATAAGATCTGCAGTACCAACAAGAGATATAGGATTTTTACCAGGTAACGCAGAAGAAAAAAAAGACATGTACACTATTCCATATAGGAATATTTGTACAGAACTTTTTAATGATAAAGCCTCTTGGAATAAATTGATTACGAATAATAATATTATATTTGAATCTACTTCGTTTATTCGTGGAGCTACGTTTGATGATTCTATTATCATTGTAGATGAAATGCAAAATTTAACTTTTCATGAATTAGATTCAGTGATTACTAGAGTCGGTAAAAATTCTAAGATTATATTTTGCGGAGATTATAGACAAACCGATTTCAGATTTGAAGATGAAAAAGAAGGGATTTTTAAGTTTATAAAGATTTTAGAACAAATGCGAAACTTCTCTACTATTCAGTTTGGGTGGGATGATATTGTAAGATCAGGAATGGTAAGAGATTATATCATGACAAAAGAAATGCTGGAGATAGAATAATGATAGAAATTTACGGAACCTCTAATTGTGTATATTGTGAACGAGCTAAAGTATTATGTGAAGATAATAATTTAAAATACGTATATAAGCCTATTGATGATAAAGAAAACGGATTAACTTTCATGGAAGAATTTATAAAGAAAGTTCCAGGAGCTAAAACCGTACCACAAATATTTTGGAATGGACATTATATTGGAGGTCATAATGATTTTTCAATTGAAATTGAAAACACAAGAGAATTCGGCCAAGGAGGTTTTTAATGGCTAAGTTTGGAAGATATGATCCTCGCAATAAAAAGAAAGATCGAAATAAAATCCAATCCCTTAATAAAGATAATAGAATTAGAGAAACAGATTACTCTGCAGACTCTCAAGTATTATTACGTGAAGTCCTATATGAAGAAGATTATATAGAAGACGAGCCACAACAATTAAATTCTTAAGTTACTGATATTAAACGAAACAAAAACGTGTACATTCCATTAGTTATAGTGTAGAATAATACTATAATTAAGGAGAAATATATGATTGATAATTTGAATAAAGTAATCCTCACTGATTGTGATGGTGTCCTGATGAATTGGGAATATGCATTCAATACATGGATGCAAGCTCATGGCTATGAAATGTTAGCGAGCGGTCCAGGTCATTATGACATGGGCGATCGTTATGGATTAACTAATGATAAAAAGAAAGAGTTAGTTAAGTTTTTTAACGAATCAGCCGCTATTGGATTTCTTCCTCCTTTGCGTGATGCTATGTACTACGTTGACCTATTACATCGTAAGCATGGATATGTCTTTCATATGATTACTTCTCTATCGCTTGATCACAATGCTCAAGCTCTTCGTATTCAAAATACTAAAAAGCTATTCGGTGAAACAGCATTTGAAAAGTTTATCTTCTGTGATACTGGTGCCGATAAAGATGATGTACTAGAACCTTACAGAGACTCTGGTCTTTTATGGTTAGAAGACAAAGTTGAAAACGCTGAACTTGGCGATAGACTTGGTTTAGAAAGTGTTTTAATTGAACACGGTCATAATATGACAAATAGTAAATTTCCTTTAATGGCTAGTTGGAGTGATCTATATGAATACATCGTTGGCTGAATTACTTTCAAATAGATATCAGTTTGAAGAAATCGTAAGTTTTAGAAAGACTTATGATTTGCCTACGTATAATAGTGATATAGATAGCTTATATTATTTCCTAAATCATGGCGCTAAAAAGAATCGATTCCGTAAAAGATTCTTAGAAGCTTCAGATCTTGCTAAAAAGATTATAGAAAGTTATGAAAATGAAAAAGCTAATTTATCAAGTATATACGGGCAAGAAATCTAAACTGTA